CATTTTTTAGGTGTTTTACTAAGTAAAACGTCTTGGTTACTAAATATAGATGTAAACCATCTTGGTAAGCCTGTAATTTTTTAAGGAGAAAGATATGAGCGAACACAAGGAATCTTTAGTAAAGGTTCTTGAGTATCTCGTCAACGATGAGCAGGACAAAGCTGCTGATCTCCTACACAACGTTTTTGTTGAAAAAGCCAAATCACATTGGTCAAGTATCACAGAAGACGATGAAGTAGTAGAAGACGAGATTACTGAAGAGGATCTTGACGAAACTATCGATCTTGACGAAGCTGATGATGATTCAGAGGACGACGAAGTAGAAGAAGCAATTGATGTTTCTGATGCCGAAGAAGATTTCCTTGATGATATCGAAACAGCTGAAGAAGAAATCGAGCAAGAAGAAATCATGGACGATGAGGACATGGACGACGAAGATGCAGAAATGGATCTAGCAATGGACATGGAACCAGAAGCTGATGATGAAGGCGAAGAAGAAAGCCCTGAAGCAGAAGCAGAAGAGGCCATGGACAACGTAGAAGATGCAATTGCAGAACTACGTGCAGCATTTGCTGATATGATGGGCGATGAGCCAGCAGAAGAATCCGTAGAAATGGAAGAAGAAGCTGAAGTTGAGCCTATGGAAGAAGGTGCAACAATGACAGCGGTCAATGTATCACACAGTGATAACAGCGACAAAGCATCACCAGTTGCAAGCAATGCAAAAGCACCAAACGATGCAAAAGCACACAGCGCACCAGGCGGAGAAGAGAAGGGTAGACCTGCTCCAACTGCTAAAGATATGGGCGTTGACGGTCCACAAGAAGCAGGCGATCTAAGCGCAGCTCCAGCAGCTAAAAGCGAAGATAACAAAAGCGACAGTCCAATTAGAGGAATGAAGTAATATGTTTACCTCGCTAAAAGAGCACTTAACTTATAGTCAGGCTAATATTGTCACCGAAGCTATTGAAGAAGCTAACGGTGGCAAAAGCCTCTATATGAAAGGTATCTTTATTGAAGGCGATGTACGCAATCAGAATAACCGTATCTACACAAAAGAAGAAATTCATGGTGCTGTTAAAGCGATCAATGAAAAAATCAAAAAAGGATACAGTGTATTAGGTGAAGCTGATCATCCAGATGACCTAAATATCAATCTTGATCGTGTGAGTCACATGATCACTGAGATGGATATTGACGGTGCTAATGGTATCGGTAAGCTGAAAATATTGCCAACTCCAATGGGAAACATTTGTAAAACCCTATTAGAGAGTGGTGTAAAACTAGGCGTGTCAAGCAGAGGCAGCGGCAATGTAAATGAAAACGGTATTGTCAAAGATTTTGAGATTATTACTGTAGACATAGTTGCAAATCCAAGTGCTCCGGATGCTTATCCCGATCCAATCTATGAAAGAATTATGAATCATAGACGGGGTAATGTACTAATGGATGTCGCTAGTGCAGCAGGACACGACAACAGAGCACAACGTTATCTCCAGGAAGAGGTGACAAATTTTATTAAAAACCTGAAGTATAGGAGAGATTAATATGGCTCATGCAATGGATGAACTATTAAGCTCAAATGCGCTCTCCGAGGAGGTCAGATCTTCACTATCTGAAGCTTGGGAAACCCAACTAACAGAAGCTCGTGAGGCAATCACAGCTGAACTTAGAGAAGAATTTGCACAGCGTTATGATAATGACAAAGCGCAAATTGTTGAAGCAATGGATACAATGATTGGTGATGTTATCGCTAAAGAACTAGAAGAGTTCAAAGAGGACAAAGCTAAAGTTGCAGAAGATCGTGTAGCGTATCGCAAACATATGAAAGAGCATGCGAAAGTGCTTGATCAGTTTGTGATGGATACACTTCGCAAAGAAATTAACGAACTTCGCGAAGACCGTAAGTTGCAAGAAACTAACATGGCTCAATTAGAGGGCTTTGTTATGGAACAACTTACAAAAGAGCTCAACGAGTTTCATGAAGACAAACGCTCACTAGTTGAAGCGAAGGTCAAAATGATTAAAGAAGGCAAAGAAGTCATCAATGAAACAAAGCGTGAGTTTATTGCTAAATCAGCGGCAAAAATCGAAAACATTCTTGAAAATACTATCAAGAATGAACTTACAACACTGCGTGAAGATATTCAAGTAGCCAAAGAAAATACATTTGGACGTAAGATTTTCGAAACATATGCGGCAGAGTTTATGAGCAGCTACCTTAATGAAGGTACTGAAGTTGCAAAACTAAACAAAGCAATGAAAGCACTACAAGTTAAACTTGATGAAGCCAAAACACAAGTTGCTGAAAAAGAAGTTCAACTACAAGAATCTGCACGTGATGCTCGCATCAAAGCAGATGTAGCAGAACGTAAAGCTGTTATGCAAGAGATGATGGCACCATTAAACAAGCAACAACGTGAAATTATGGGTGCATTACTTGAAAGCGTAAAAACTGACAAGTTACAAAATGCATTCAACAAGTATCTACCATCAGTATTGAAGGAAGATGCAAAGCCACAAACAGAAAAGAAGGTACTTAGTGAATCTTCAAAAGAAATCACTGGAAATAAAGAAGCACTTAAAGAGTCAGCAGAAGCTGATGGTGCAGACATTGTTTACCTTCGTAAACTAGCCGGTATAAGTTAAGGAGACCGAAAATGGCAGACAACCTAATGGAAAATTGGAGCGAAACTAAAGCAGCTCTAACCGACGGTCTAACTGGAACAAAAAAGAAAGTGATGGAAACCACACTTGAAAACACAAAGAACTACTTGTCAGAATCTGCAAGTACTGGTGCTACAAGTGCAGGAAACATTGCAACACTTAACAAAGTTATTCTTCCAGTGATTCGTCGTGTAATGCCAACTGTTATTGCTAACGAAATCGTTGGCGTTCAGCCTATGACAGGCCCAGTTGGACAAATCCACACTCTACGTGTACGTTATGCAGAAGCATATGCAGGCGTTGCAGCAGGCGACGAGGCTCTAAGCCCATTCGCAATTGCAAACGGCTACTCAGGTAATGCAGGTACAGGCAGAGCAGATGCTACTAGCGCACTTGAAGGTGAAGCTGGTAAAAAAATGAGCATCCAAGTTCTAAAGCAAACTGTTGAAGCGAAAACACGTAAGCTATCAGCACGTTGGACTTTTGAAGCTGCTCAAGACGCACAGTCAATGCACGGTCTTGACGTTGAAGCAGAAATCATGCAAGCACTTGCACAAGAAATTACTGCTGAGATCGACCAAGAGATCATTGCTAGCCTAACAAGCCTAGCAGGCGCAGCGGCTGACACATACGCACAAGGTAGCGTAAGTGGTACAGCAACATTTGTTGGTGACGAGCATGCAGCTCTTGCAGTTCTAATCAACAAGAACGCTAACACAATCGCAGCTCGCACACGTCGTGGTGCAGGTAACTGGGCGGTTGTTAGCCCAACAGTACTAACAGTTCTACAGAGTGCAACAACTTCTGCATTCGCACGTAGTACAGAAGGTACTTTTGAAGCACCAACAAATACAAAATTCGTTGGTACACTAAACGGCACAATGCGTGTTTATGTTAACCAGTATGCAGCTAATGACGATGTTCTAGTTGGTTACAAAGGTTCAACAGAAACAGACGCAGCAGCGTTCTACTGCCCATACATCCCACTGATGTCAAGCGGCACAGTACTAGATCCAGCTACATTCGAGCCAGTTGTTAGCTTCATGACACGTTATGGTTATGTTGAACTAAGCAACCAAGCAAGCTCACTAGGTAATGCAGCTGACTACCTAAGTAAAATTGCTGTTACCTCAGGTCAACTAGCGTTTACATAAGTTTTGGATTATTCCAAATACGAAACAGGGCCTACGGGCCCTGTTTTTATGACTATTGTGAATAAATATGTTTAACAGGAGATAACGAAAATGACCACCATTAAAGCATCGGGCAGAGATTTAGAACTTAAAGGCGATCAGGACATTGTATTTTATCCAACGGATAATATTTGGATCAGTCAAGGAACTAAACTTATTTTTGAAGGCACAGTACCAGATAATTTTGAAGCAAAATTACAAGCAACTAGCGTAACAGCAGATAGAGATATTATTCTGCCAGACAGCGATGGTACACTGGCAACACAAGAATGGGTTAATTTACAAGGATTTGGCAGCGGTGGTGGTGGCGCAACTGCTCTTAGTGCATTAACTGATGTTGATGTTACTGGTGCTATTAACGGCAGTGTATTAAAATATAATACAACATCTAGTGCTTGGGAAATTGGCACAGATAATAGTGGTTCAGGTAGTAGTTTTGACCAAAGTTTAAACACAACAGATAATGTTACATTTAACGATGTAACTGTCAACGGTGATTTAACAGTAACAGGTGCTGCAACAACATCTATTCAAGCAGGTGCAAATATTGAACTTGATGCAGCTAATAGAGTTTTAGTAACAGACACTCCTTTTAGATTAGCAAGTTTAACTACTACAGAACGTAATGCAATTGCCGCTCCGGATAATGGAGATTTGATTTATAATAGTACAACTAAAGCAGTTGAATCTTATGTAAATGGATCATGGGAATCTGCTAGTTCTACTACTTTTACTAAATTTGTTTTTACAAATTCACAACCTGCAAGCTCAACTGCTAATAGTGCTTATATAGGAGAAACCTTAGGTACATGGTACGAATGTACATTTGCAAATGCTGCAAGTACATTTGGACTATCACCGGATAGTGCAGACAGAGATCCTACACTAC